TTCAGAAAAGATCCCTTGTCTGATAAACGGTGACGATATCCTCATGCAGACGTCCCTGCTGACGTCTGATGTTTGGATGAAGACCGTTTCCTCTCTCGGTTTGGAAGTCGAAAGGACGAAGACGAGCGTTGATGAACACTTCGGTACTCTCAACTCGACCTTACTTCGTTGGAGTAATGGGAACCTTCGGGTTCGCCCTACTTTACGATTTGGTCGTTTGAGACAGGCCGAATTCGTCAATTCGCTGTCGGTCGCTTTTCGAGATTGGCTCGCTGGAGTGAAGGGCAACCTTCGCTTCAGGGCCGGGGTGGTATTCTTCAAGCGCAACCTGACGCTCCTTCGCTCAACTAGATTGAGTCTTTTGGAACTAGGGTTTCGCGGGAAGTTAGCCCACCGTCTCGGGGTTCTTTTTTCGATGGATTCGGCCCTTCTCGAGCTTTCTCCTCCACCGATTCCGGTCGGACACAATTGTGTACCGGATTCGCTTTGTACAATCAAGTTGGAGGAGGATTGTGCTCCTGAAGTTCTCTTAGCTAATGATCGTGAAACCGCTGCTTGGAAGTTCTCTTTCAAGTATCGTCAATGGCTTGATCGAGCGAAGGTTCTTTACTTCGTTCGATTAAGCGCCATCAACTCACGTCGTGAGCCGCAACTTCGTTTGGCGGAGGTGAGATCCTGGGTTACCCCAGTTTCTTCACTTCCACTCTTTTTGAAGCCTCGACCGTCCAAGCCTCGTCGGCGGTGGATCTTCGATTCGTTGCTTATGCAAAGAGACGAAGGTCCTCCTCCCGCGTACTCGGATCGAATTGGGGTCTCGCTCCCTTTTGGGGGCCACGACGTGACAAAGACCGGGAAAGATAGTAAGGACAGTTGGGGAGTGATCGACTTCGGCATTCACTCGGCATCGCACGTTCAGTGCGTCGACCAAACTTGACGGTTCGGGCTTTCTTTTCCTGTTGCCGATGATGTCAACGGTTTCCACTTGGTTACGGTGTTACCCGAAGGC